TTGGCCTGAATTTGGTCGAATGAACGCAGATTTCTTCACTTGCGGCGAAAAAGACCCAAGAATTAGTGCTAAATATATTATTAACGCTTTAGAATCAGAAAAATATCGAATTCGAGTCGTAAAAAGATAAAAAAAGCGGTATAAATAAAAACAGGAAACTTTTTGTGTAAATAGTGGCTTCTAGGGCATTCAAAGATATCAATTTATCCTTCAAACGTCATCCTGTGACGAATGATGTGGTTGTAATTCGTGATGAAGATGCAATCAAAAGGTCTGTAAAGAACATAATTTTTACAATTCTTGGTGAAAAACCCTTTGAACCTGATTTTGGGTCAGTAATCAACAATGCTTTGTTTGATTTAAATACTAATTTAAGTGAAATCAGAATATCAGATGAAATTAAAGCATCTTTAGATAATTATGAACCTAGAATTGATAATATTGTTGCATCCGTATCAATTTTAGCGGATAGTAATGAAATGAACTGCACAGTTCAATATGATATTGTCGGAATTCCCGCTCCAACACAAACAGTAGACGTTCTTCTTTTCCCAGCTAGAGTATAATGGCTTTCGGTCAATACGTTAATTTAGATTTTGATCAAATCAAGACATCCATCAGAGATTATCTGAGGGCGAATACTAATTTCACTGATTATGACTTTGAGGGATCAAACCTTTCAATCATTATTGACGCATTAGCATATAATACATATACAACTGCCTATAATACGAATATGGCAGCAAATGAGTGTTTTCTTGATTCCGCTACACTTCGAGAAAACGTTGTTGCACTTGCCAGAAACATTGGTTATGTTCCAAGATCTCGTAGATCAGCAAGAGCAAAGATATCTTTTAACGTAAGCGGTCTTACAGAGACTTCAACGCTGACATTAAACTCTGGTATCGTCTGTAATGGTGTTGGTGACAACACAAACTACATATTTTGCATTCCAGAAGATATTACAGTTGCAGTTGTGAATGGATTTGCAGAATTTAACAATATTGAGATATACGAAGGTAATTTTGTATCGCAAAACTTTACAGTTGATACATCTTTGTTTAATCAAAGATATATTTTGGATAATTCCTCAATTGATACTTCAACAATCAATGTAAAAGTTAAACCATCAGAATCATCAACTGCAACTGTTACTTATAAACAGATTGACAACATAATTGGAATTACGTCAACATCCTCCTCATACTTATTGCAAGAAATTGAAGATGAAAGATATGAATTAATATTTGGTGATAATGTAATTGGTAAAAAGTTGTCAAATCAAAACTATATTACAGTTTCTTATATTGTAAGCGATGGAAAAGAAGGTAATGGAGCTTCTGAATTTAGTTTTGTAGGAAATATTACAAATCAAGATGGTGCTGCAATCAATCCATCCGATATTTCATTAGTTACCACGGAAGAGAAGTCAAGAGATGGTGATGATATTGAATCTATATCATCAATTAAGTATTATGCACCTCGAATTTACTCTTCTCAGTATCGTGCAGTCACGGCATCGGACTATGAATCAGTTTTAGCGTACATTTATCCAAATGTCGAATCTGTGACTGCTTATGGTGGTGAAGAAATGAGTCCACCTCGTTATGGAAAGGTTTTCATCTCAGTTAAACCTCGAAATGGTGATTTTCTCTCTGATCAAACAAAAAGAGATTTAGTTCAAAGATTGAAAAGTTTTGCGGTTGCTGGAATTGTACCAGAATTTATTGATTTAAAATATTTGTATGTCGAATTACAAACATCCGTATATTATAATACAAGTTTAACGACTGATGCAGAAAATTTAAAAACTGGTGTTTCAAATGCGCTTACACAATACTCTAGATCAATAGATGTAAATAAATTTGGTGGTAGATTCAAATATAGTAAGGCAGTCGGTTTAATTGATGATGTTAATTCTTCAATTACTTCAAACATTACCAGAGTCTTAATCCGAAGAAACTTAATATCTGAAATAGGTAGATTTGCTCAGTATGAAGTTTGTTTTGGTAATATGTTTCATGTTCAAGAAAAGTCATACAATGTTGTTTCAACTGGATTTACAATTCAAGGTGTTGTTGGAACTGTTTATCTTGCTGATGAGTCGATTAACCGTGATAAGGGTCGAATTTTCTTCTTTACATACACAGAGGGAGGAACTCCTACAATAATTAAGAAAAATGCAGGCACAGTCGATTATATGCATGGTGAAATACTTATAGATACTGTAAATATACTCTCGACAGTGATTGCAAATAATGTCATTGAAATTCAAGCAATTCCTCATTCAAACGATGTTTTAGGTTTAAATGATTTGTATGTCAAATTTGATATGTCTAATACAAAAGTAAATATGGTTCAAGATCTAATCGCATCAGGTGAAAATACGTCTGGATCACGATTTGTTCATGTTCATAGTTACTATACACCAACTTACACTCGAAATTCAGAATCACCAGTGTCAACTACTGACTCAGTTCTCCCATCAACTGCTTCTTCAACAACGACAACAACTTCGTCAGGTACGACATATTCTTCAACCATGACAACTTCAACAACAACATCTACTCCATCTACGCCAAGTGGTGGATCTAGTTCTGGCGGCGGAGGCGGTGGATATTAATGATAGATACCTCAATTCAAAGAGTTGAAATTAATCAGGTAATTGAAAATCAGTTACCTGAGTTTGTCCAGTCAGAAAGTCCACTTTTTGTGGATTTTATGAAGCAATATTATATCTCCCAAGAGTATCAGGGTGGATCAATCAATATTGCCGAAAATCTTGATAGATATACTAAATTACAAACATATGTTGGCGCTGCACTTACAGAATATACTGGACTATCAACAAACACAGAATCATTCTCAGATACAATCTTTGTAGATTCAACAAAAGGGTATCCAAGTAAGTATGGATTGCTTAAAATAGATGATGAGATCATTACATACACAGGCATTGGAACAACGTCCTTTACAGGGTGTGTGAGAGGGTTTAGTGGTGTTGATGCAATGGATCAGCCTACTCGTCCTGATTTGTTATCTTTTAATACAAGCACTGGTGTTGCACATACTGGCGGAACAAAAGTTTTTAATTTATCAAATCTTTTTATTCGTGATTTCTTTAAAAAACTTAAAACTACTTTTGCAAGTGGATTTGAACAAAGAAAATTTGATAGTGATTTAGATCAAGTTAAGTTTATTCGACAAGTTAAAGATTTCTATAAAACAAAGGGAACTGATGAGTCATATAAAATTTTATTTCGAGCGTTATATGGTGAAGAAGTTAATATTATCAAACCATCTGAGTTTTTAATCAGACCTTCAGATGCAGATTATGGATTTGCACAAGACTTTGTAGTTAAAGCAATTACAGGAGATCCAAGAAATTTAAAAGGATCAACACTTTTTCAAGATTTAGATAAGAATGATAAAACCATTCTTGGTGCCTCTGGTGCGATATCTGATGTAAAAGATTTTGTTGTTGATGGAGATCACTATTATCAGATAAGCGTATCAAAAGATTCGATAGAAGGTCATTTTAAAGTTCCAGGCAGAACTCGTATAACTGATCCAGTGTCTGTTGGTTCCACTGTAATGACAGTTGATACCACAGTTGGATTTCCTACCAGTGGATCTTTATCTTTACCAACTGCTGTTTCTGCTGGTGTTGTAACTTACACAAGTAAAACTTCAAATCAATTCTTAGGACTATCTACTTCTGTAGATGCTTTAAGTATTGGTGATGATGTTAGGTATAACAATGTCGCTTATGGTTATTCATTTGCAAGTGGAACAAATAAGATTAAGGTTTTAATTACTGGTGTTCTAAAAGATTTTCCAATTCCAAAAGAAACTTATTACTTCAATAAAGGAGATAAAGTTAGAGTTGGTACTTTCGGTATTAACAAAAGTTCTGAGGACTCTAGTTTCGGATCTTGGGTTTATAATACAACTGTAAAACAAACTCCAAAGACTGTTACTAAGGTATCATCAAGTAGTTTTAACATCGTTACTCAATCAGATCATAAGTTATTAGAAGAGGATTCAGTTGAGGTTTTAGATGCTAACTCAAATGTAATTGGATTGGGTCGTGTTCTCAGTACAATTAATAGTTCCACTCTAGTACTAGGTGATTTGCCTGGACTTAATGAATTTACAATTGCATTTATAAGAAGAAGAACAAAAAGAGGTAATAGTTCTCTTCATGATAACATTACAAAGTACACAGTTGATGTTCAAAATGTTTATGAAGAATCGAATGATAGTATGTATGTTGCCTCACCATCATTACCAAGTTTAGGTAATGAACCTATAGTGGCGCCAGATCGGTCTATAACGTGGACTGGTGCCACTGGCGGAGACGTTATACAGTTGATACAGGTTACAGAGGGTGCTGCTGATCATGGATTCTATTCTGGAGAAGTGGTAACATATAATGTTATTAGTGGTTTTTTAGGACAATTAATTGACGGAAATAATTACTTTATAAGTCGTGTTGATTCTAATAATATTCGTCTCGCAAACTCCTTACCTGATTTGATCAATGGGAACTTTGTAAATGCAACAGGTAACGGAACTTTTAAAATATCTGTTCCAGAGTTAGCAAATAAAAAATTAGATCATCAAAAATTATTAAAGAAAATTCCTTTAACACCCACATTTGACGGTAATCAATATCAAACCATACCAGGCACCACTGGAATATTAGTAAATGGAACTGAAATATCTAATTATAAGTCAGGTGATGTTATTCAATTCGGTGGTGTAGAATCAATTGATGTATTAGGAGGAGGATCTGGATATGATATTATTAATCCACCAAAAATCACTGTTGAAAGTTTAGCAGGTGCTGGAGTAAGTGCCACACCTGTCATAAAAGGTCAAATTGATAGAATTGATATCATAGATCCAGGCTTTGATTATACTGAACCTCCAGTTGTTCAAATTACAGGTGGTAATGGTAAAAACGCAGTTTTAAGATCAAGACTAAGACAGATAGATCACTTTGTTGACTTTGATGCATCTTCAACTGGTAACGCAATTAATATTTCAGAAGACACTATTGGATTTGGAACATTCCATAAGTTTCGTGATGGAGAAGCTGTAATTTATAAAACATTCAATACAGGTGCGATTGGTATTGCGAGTGCTGGAATCACAACAACTGGGATACAAGAAACCCCAGATCAAAGACTTGTTGATGAATCCATCTACTTTGTATCAAGAGTGAATGCAACAACAGTTAAACTAGCAAATACAAAAAATGATGCTTTAACAAAATCAAATCTAATTAATATTACAGGTTTTGCAGATGGATCTCAAAGATTTCAAAGTTTAAACAAAAAACTAGTTTTAGGTGATATTATTGTACAAAACCCTGGCGAAGGATTTGAAAATAAGAGAAGATTGATTCCTACAGCTGGTATCAATACATATTCTGATTATATTGAATATACAAATCATGGATTTGAAGACGGTGAAATAATTAGATATTCAAATAGTGAAGTTAATATTGGTGGTCTTGATACTGATCAAGATTATTACGTTATAAAAATAAATGATAGTCAATTTAGATTGGCAGCTGCTGGCATTGGAACTACTTTATCAAATGCAAACTATTTAACTAAACAATTTGTTGGACTTACATCTGTAGGGTCAGGAGAACATATATTTAACTATCCACCAATTCAAGTTTCTGTAAAAGGGATTATCGGTATTAATACATCTGGTGGTGAAGGCGAAGACTACAATGCAATTGTAAATCCCATTGTAAGGGGTTCCATTACCTCTGTAAACGTTGAAAAAGCGGGAATAGGTTATGGTGCATCTACAACATTTAATTTTAGTATTCCTCCACTTGTAAGAGTTTCCTCTGGTTCTTCATCAGAATATAAAGCAATTGTAACTAATGGAAAAATACGATCAGTAATTGTGACTCGTTCTGGTGGTGAATACACATCTACTCCAGATTTAACAATCTTGGGAGATGGTGTAGGTGCAAAATTAGTATCATCAATTAGCAATGGTAGAGTTAATTCTGTTACAGTTAAAAATGGTGGAGTTGGATATACAACATCTTTAGTTGGGGTTCAAGAAAATTTGCCTGGCACAGGAGCTGTATTCTTACCAAAAATTAGATCTTGGGCAGTTAACAATGTCAAAAGATATGAGGATATATTTTATGATGATGATGGATTCTTGACTCGTGGTGATAATGACGAGGGAATTAAATTTACATCATTCTATGCACCAAGAGGTCTTAGAAAAGTATTAAAATCAAAAAATAGTGATGGAACTATTGATTATGCTTCAAATGACTTAAATATTCTAAACAACGCAGAGCAAGTATCTCTTAATCATTCACCTATCTTAGGATGGGCTTATGATGGAAATCCAATTTATGGCCCTTATGGATATGATCGTAAAGATGGTGGTACTGTTAGAATTATGAGATCTAGTTATTCTCTCAAAACATCAAGAGAGAATGGCCCTCCAATATCAACTTTCCCACTTGGATTTTTTATTGAAGATTATGAGTATCTCGCAAATGGTGATCTTGATGAAAATAATGGAAGATATTGTATTACACCTGATTATCCAAAAGGAACCTACGCTTATTTTGCAACAATTAATCCGAATGAAAATGAAACAAGTGGAACATTTAAAAATTTCCGATCTCCAGCTTTCCCATATTTAATTGGTGTTAATTTTGCTGCAAAACCTAATGATTGGAATTTTGTAGAAACAAATAATCAAAATATTGATCTGAATACTTTAAATCTCAGAAGAAATACTAATCCATATAAACTTGATGCTGCTGGATCAGAGTATGAAGGAATATTTGATAGTCGTAAAAAAGTTTTACAAGAAATAGAAGTTAATTTTTCATCCTCTGGTAAAATTAATCAATATGAGATTGAGAGTGCTGGATCTGGTTATAAAGTTAACGAAAAATTAAATATTAAAAATTTAGGTGATGGAAGTGGTTTATCAACAAAAATATCAGTAATTGATGGAAAAGAAATAGTATCAATTGCATCTACAGTGATAAAAGTTGAAGATGTTGTTTTTAGTTATGACAATCGCACTGGAAATGTAATAGGTCTTTCATCGCAACCTCACGGATTATTTGTTGGTGACGTTATCAACGTATCTGGGTTATCTACAGATACACTTAGAAGACTTGATGGTCAACATCGAATAGGATTCAGTACATCAAGATATCTTTTAAATGTTGGTCTTGGAACTACAGGTGCTACAGGAATCGTTACCAGTATTGATATAACAGGTGATTTAAGCGCTAGAAACATTAATGCAAATGATATTTTAGGAATATCAACTGAGAGAATGTTAGTATTGAATGTTGATAATGTAAATGGAAAAGTAAGAGTCCAAAGAGAGTTCGATGGAGTTCTTGGCACAGCTCACAGTGCTGGAAATGTTGTCACCTCTTTAAATAGAGCGATTAATTTTAACATTGGAATAAACACCAATATTATAACAAATGTTAACATTCCACGTTTCTTTAATCCAGTTGAAAGTGTTTCACTTGGTTCAACTGCTGGAGTTGGAGTTGGTAACACTGTTGTATATACATATAAAGTTTCTGGAAATGGAATCAGTTCAACCTTTGTTCCTACTCAGCAAATTTTCTTACAAGAACATGGATTCAAAACAGGTGAAAAGCTTTTATATTCAAATGGTGATGGAACATCATTAAATGTTTATAATGGTATTTCAACTTTTGCACTTCCAAATAACTCTCCAGTTTTTGCTATCAATGAGGGTAGAAATTTCTTAGGAATATCAACTAATCCGTTAGGTATTGGATCAACAGGATCAATAACTGGTATTGGATCAACAGCTTATCAACTCTTCTTTAGTAGTCACGGAGCTGGTGTAAAACATAGTTTCAAACCTCAAAGGGAAGAGATTACTGGTTTTGTTGAAAAAGTTGTAGGGACAGTAATTTGCAAAGAAAATCATGGACTATTACAAAATGACTCTGT